TTACTCATCTCTGAAAGAATCTCCCTTGTAACCAACGATTCGGCTATTTACTTCTCTAATTAAAATTTCTGTGGCTTCACAGGCGATAAATGCCATTGCTTTTATTGGCTCAGGGGGATTAGAAGAATTTATTTGGCTTTCGACAAGCAGCCGAGCGTAAATATCAGACGCAATCTTTAAATAAATTCCGTCCTTAGCCGTGACAATTCTTTCTTTTAGGGGGTTTTGTGGGTTTTCAGTATTAATCATGAATTAAGTTCTATAACTATTTGCGATCGCAAGGTTGCATTAATATCAATCAATTGATTAATTATTTGAAGTAGGCAAAATTTGCTTATTTTTCTTTAAATACTCATTAATCGCTTCTATAGTCACTTCTGTAAGAGTTTTATTCTCTTTTACAGCAACCATCTTAATTTCTGTTCGCAACTCTTTTTGGACTCGAACATTTAAGTTGACTAGCATAAAATTATTGATTGTTTTTAATCTTTTTAACGATAATAAATCAATCAATTGATATTTGCAAGAAGCATTGCGATTTTAAATTGTGAAGTTTATTGAGTAAATTTAAAGATGATAGTTTTTGACCCCATAACAACAGTGCTTGACGAAGAAGGCAAAAAAAGATTAGGAGAATTAGTGCGCCAGCTAAGGCAGAATCTTACTCAAAAAGAGTTTGCCGAAAAGCTAGGCATTAGCCAATCAGGGCTATCAATGTGGGAGGCGGGTAAAGTGACCCCCGATCTTGAAAGTTTGGAAAAACTAGCAGAGGTTTGGGGCAAAACTCCAGAAGAATTAGTTGCTTTTCTTTACGGGAGGAAGCTAATTAACGGCTCTTTGCATAAAGCTGTAGAGGCAATGTCTATTAATGAACTTGTTGAATTGCAGCTAGTAATTTCTCGTCAAGTTGCCAATAAAGTCAATAAAATTGGCAAAAAATAAAATTTGAATCAATAATCAACAATCGGTTTCATCACAGCAACAAAGTGACAAAGATCATCGAAAAAGAAATAGTAAAAGGAGAAAATCATAAAATCAATTTAACTATTTAAATTAATGAAAAAAGCATTATCAATATTGCTATATTTTTTCATATTTACTTGTTTTTTAAGCAATAATATAGCTTTGACAGAAAACAGCTTATTATTAAACAAAAATGATTTTAAAGCATATTCAGTAGTCACCAATAAGCATGGAATAGTTATTAAAACATCTATTGGAATCTTTTATTTAGGCAATAATCAAGATGCTATACATGAAGCTTCTGGATATAGGCGTTATGGCTATTGGGAAGCAAATAATTATTTAATTCGCATTTACATTTCAGACGAAGTTTATACTTTTTATTTATAAAAAATAAATATGACCATAATAGCGATAATTATAAGTATTCCAGCAGGTTTTCTTCTTGGCTGTATGCTAGCTGCAATTTTAGGTTATGGAGTTTTAGGAAGCATTGGTTTAATTGCTGGAGTTGGCGGAGTCCCTTTTTTGACCTTTTATTACTACACAAATAAAAGGTATACAAAAAAATGCGCTTTTTGTGCAGAAAAAATCAAAAAAGAAGCGATTGTTTGTATGCATTGTGGCAAAAAACAACCAGAAAAAAGTGATATTGAAAAATTTGATGATAAATTAAAATACTTATTTTTGGTAATTATCTTGTTAATAGTTTTATTACTTGTCATTGGCAACATATTAAGCATAATCGGATAACTTTTATGGTAGAAAAACAAAACAAAATAATGAGCAATCTTAACGAGTAATAATTTGCCCGTGACCTTGATAAATAAATCCTTTCAATCCTGACTTCAACTCAACCCAAAAATGACCCTCTTCGACAGGCTCATGATTGACGATTGTATAGACCCCTTGGTCTAATTTGACTAAATCTTTGCTATCTATTTCTGATGATAAAGAAGTTGAGGGCTTGAGATAAGTTTGCAAACGATTTATCCTTAAATATTCCTGCTTAATTACTGATGTATAAGTACTAGGGCGATTAAGAATGCCATTTTTAATCGCGATCGCCATTGCCACCACATCATAATTACCCATATCCTTTTGGCTATCACAAAAACAGCACTCAACTAGCACTGCTGGCATTTTAGTATTAGCCAAAACATAAAAATTACGGTTTTTAACTCCACGGTCATGAAAACCTAATTTACAAATTTCAGCAAGAATATTGCGTGCATACCACTGACTTTTAGTAGAAATGGCATAAACTTCGCTCCCAAATGCAGCAAAATTAGCTGCATTAAAATGTATTGAGACAAATAAATCTGCACCCGAATTATTTCCCGCTTCTACTCGTTGCCGTAAAGAATGACTTACACTATTGGCGGTCTTGGGAGTAACTAAAACGCAATGATGCCCCTCTTGCTGGAGCAATTTAATTAATTTATCGCTCAAATCCCAAGTAAGCTGATCTTCGGAATATTGCAGTCCCATAGCACCGCGATCGCTTTTACAATTATGTCCCGCATCAATAGCAATTTTCATAGCGTAGTGTTTTTATTTAACACTTATAAAATGCCCTGGGCAAAATAAGAAAAGTCAAAAGTCGCCAAGTCAAAAGTCAAAAGTTCAAAATATGGAATTTTTAAGCAAGATACCAGATAAAGCCTATACAATCCTGGCTTACTTTTTTGGCATTGGATTTAGTCTTGTCTGTGCAGCAGCAGGGGTAATCATAATTAGATCGAGCAACTTTACTTATGTAGATAAGGACACTCAAATCAATCTAAGTAGCGATCGCGTTAAACAGATTTCTAATAATACCGAATATGCCAATAATCAATTGCTCGAAAAAATTGAATCTTTAGAGATAGAAATAAACCAATTACAAGGAGAAGAAGTTAAGCCCCTAAAAGAAAAAGTAGAAGAACTACGCCCCGTAGCTAAAGAAATTGCCAAAAGCAACCAGGAATTAAAAGAAGAATTATCTGAGGTTGAATAGCCATGCCATTTCCTTTTGTCGCGATCGCGGTATCTTTAGCAGTTTCGGCTGCAACTTCAGCAGCAGCAGCAGCCCTTACTCCTTCTCAAAAAATAGATAAGGGAGGATTAAACGATCTATCTGTCCCCAAAAGTTCTTATGGCGAAACTATCCCCCAGTGCTGGGGACAGTTGGAAATGGCAGGGAATTTAATTTGGGCAACTGCACTAAAAGAAGTAGCCGAAACAGAACAACAAGGAGGATCGGGCGGTGGGGCGACGGTTACAGAACGCTCTTACTTTGCTAATTTTGCGGTGATGTTCGCCTATTGTCCTAATCGCTCAGTGCAGGAATACTTAAAAATCAAACTTAATGGAAAAACAGTTTACGATCCAAATAACTCCGACTCCGAAGCGCAGACAGCGAGTGCTGAATTTGCCTCAAAATATCTGCGCTTTTACTATGGCACAGAAAGCCAAACCCCCGATCCTCTGATTCAATCTACAACTCCCGTACAAAGTTATGATTACGGACTCCCCCACGATCCAGAAGAAAGAGAAACGGCTTTAATTGAATTGGGCTTAGACCCAGATTTAAACCACATCCCAGCCTACCGCTACAAAGCTTATGTAGTTTTTGAAAACTTGCCTTTGGCTGATTATAATAATGCGATTCCTTCAGTCAAAGCAGAAATTTTATTTAACGAAAATAATACAGCAGCCACCATCGTTAATGATCTTTGCTCTCAAGTGTCTGTTACCGATATTAATACAACTGATCTAGAAAGTATAGAAGTACCAGGATTTTATCTAGATAGACAAGTGCCAGCTTACGAAGGTATTAAGTTTTTAGCGATCGCGTATTTCTTTGATATTATAAAATCTGGCAAAACATTAAATTTTCTTTCCCAACTTTCAGCCCGCCCTACTATTGCCATCCCTGTAAGCGATTTGGCTGCACACGAAGATAATGGCAATAGGGGCGATACCTTTTCTTTTTCGCGCCCTGACCCTCAAGACCTCCCAGAATCGGTAGAAATCAATTTTCTCGACCAAGAAAACAGCTATGAGAACGGTAATGTTATCGCCCGTTCTCAGGTTGCTGGCAGCAAGAAGAAAGAATCATTCACTTTCCCGATAGTAATGACTTCTGCTCAAGCTACTGCGATCGCAGATACTTTATTACACAAATTTTATTTAGAATCGATTACCCCAGAATTATCATTGCCCCCCAGCTACGCTTATTTAGATGTAGGAGATTGGTTAAGTGTGGAGTTAAACGGAGAGCTTTTAACTCTCCAGATAACCAAAATTTGGTTGGGTGCAAACCGATTACTTAAAGTTAATACAAAACTTGTTGATGCTGAGAATTCTTTTAGCATTTCTCCAGTAACTATCCCTTCAGGAGGCTATAACCCACCAGTTGTAGATAAACCCAAAGGCATCGCAAACACAACTTTAGAATTGTTGGACATTCATTTAATTAAAAATGATGATGTTGATAATGGAATTTACGCGACTGCCTACGGAAGCTCTAAATCGTGGAAAGGTTGCTCTATCTACGCTTCAGCCGACGGCGACAGCTATTATTTTACTAAAAAAACTCTGGATGCTCCTGGAACTGTTGGTCAGTTGACCAGTAATTTTAATTCCAGCAGCACCAGTTTAATTGTATCGCTACTGAGTGGCAGTTTTGAATCAGTAACTACAGCTTCTCTAGATTCAGGGGTAAATAAATTACTGGTAGGCAATGAGATAATTCAATTTCAAACTGTAGTTTTAAATGGTTTACCCTCCGCTTCGGGGGGCAATAACTATGAATTATCTGGCTTGCGAAGAGGGTTAAGAGGCACAGAAAGTTACAAAGACGCTCACAGTATAGGGGAAAGGGTTGTTTTGCTCACTGGGAAAGGCTCATCAATCGTGCGATTACCTGGAGTAACAAACGATCTTAACCAACTGCGCTACTTCAAAGCTCCCTCCAATGGTCAAGGGTTAAATGCTGCTGTTGCCGTGCCAATCACCATACAAGGATTGAGCCTCAAGCCCTATTCTCCCATTGATTTAGTAGCAACCAAAGATAATGTCGGCAATATTTCCCTTTCCTGGACTAGACGCGATCGCAAAGCTGGCGACCCCCCATTTATTGAAAATTCCCCACTCTCGGAGGCAGAGGAGAAATGGGAGATTGAAATCCTAACCACTAATAATACACCGATCAGACTACTAGAAAGTGATAAGCCACCATTAGTTTATACAGCGCAAAATCAAATCACAGATTTTAGTCTTATACAATCTAGCCTAAGCGTTGCTATTTATCAAATATCAGCAGTACTAGGGCGCGGTTATCCTTTAGCTACCACCATCACCCCCACAGTTTTACAACCACCCCCAGCAATAACGGATGTTGTCCCTAGTACGGTTAATCTACCTGCCACAATAGATATTTACGGCACTGGCTTAAATCAAGTAACCGCAATAGGCTTACAAAATATCGTGGCAACCAATTTTATTTACCATGATGATACTCACATTACCTGTACTTTTGCCGACCCTGCCACAGTTAGCGGGTATATAGGGTTATACACAGTTGACCCGCAAACAGTAAACAATGTCCCCGACGTGCCAACCACGGCTTATTTAAACATCCTGCCTACAGTCGATTTGAGTGATTATGTTACACAAACTCAATTAACTACTGCCTTAAGTAATTACGTTACCAACGCATCATTAGCCAATACTTTGCTCTCTTATGCAACCTTAGCTGTACTAGATAACTATATGCTTAAAGCCAATTACACCCATGCAAGTAACCTGCTAATTAATCAAGCTAAAATTTCTTATCCCGTCTCTTCTGCTAAAACACTTCCCTATACCCTCGCTGCTGCCGATTTAGGACTAGAACTTGCCTTTGATAATGCCACAGGCATTTTAACTATCCCCAGCAGTGCAACTGGGTTTGTAACTGGCTGGGGTTGTGTTGTCTCCCTTACTGGTACTGGCTCAATTACAATCCAAAGACCAGGAGGCACTAATACAGGCTTAGTGTTTGGTGGTGGCAGCACTAATAACAAACTCAAAACTCAAGGAGCAGTAGCCATTACTCACAAAGGCTCAAATATTTGGTTAATAGTGGGAAGGCTTGAAGCTTAATGTATTTAGGAATATTAGAAGAACAAAAAAGAGGCAATTATGAAGGGATTTTAGTATTGCTAGGATCGCAAATTATTGATTCTTCTGTTTATAAATGGGGGGTTAGTAGTAATGGGGTGACAATATCTAATAATAGTTATTATTTTAATCCCTTCTCTGGCACTAGCAGGGCTACTATAGGATCGGCTTCTAATTCTATTTTTTATTTTAGTGACCAGGATTTTTCTATTGAATTAGAATTCCAATTGACTAGCCATAATGCTACAGATGGAATCAGTGTATTTTGTGGTAGTTATGCAGCAACTGTTGCTCACACTTTCAACCAATATTATTTTGCTATTCTAAATACGAATCAATTAGTCTTTAGGTATCAGAACACAAATAATATTTATACTTCTGCGACGACAAACACATTGCCCGACACCGATTTTCTAACTGAATTTGTTCAAACTAAAGTAGAACGAATAGGAACTAATTTAAACTTTTACTATAAAAACAATCTAATATTTACTCATAATATTGGCGCAACAACTTTTAGAAACGTTTCTAGCCCCGCAGCTTTTTTGGGAGCGCAAAGAAGTACTGGCTTTGGTAATTATTTCGGATATATTAAAAACTTTTTCATAAAACGTCCTGGCTTTTAGTTAGAAAATAAATCTTTTACATAAAATCCAGCAGAATTAGTAGGACTACAGTTTAATCTAGCTGTAATATTATATTGATTTAACGCTGTTGTGTAGCCATTTATCCCCTTCAGAGCGTTAATTAAATGATTGGCAAAATGATTGTAATTTTGACTAACATTTTGAGCATAAATTACGGCTCTAAAACTAATAAAACTAGGATAAACAGCCAAAAAATCATTCAAATCATTAAGGAAAAAAGCTGAGGGTTCTGTTATCCCTTCCCCACTATACATATTTGAAGAATTAGACCCACCCCCATTAACAAAACACAAAAATAAAAACTTTCGCTCGCTTGAATTGTCTGTCGGTTCTTCACTAGGCTCAAGGACAAAATAATCAAGCCAATCTGAAAATTGAGGATATCTTACATAAGAAAAATATTTATTGGCGTATTCTTCCCCAAATTGAAACGCAATTAATTTTTTTAAAATATCTAAACTATTTGTGATTGCTTCAATTTCTTTGTTTGTCCAAGCTCCTAAAGCCTGTATATAAGGCAAAATATAAGTATCTTGCTCGATTAAAATGCTGTTATTACCAAAGCTTAAAAAGTTAATATTACTAATTTCAAATAATCTATCTTCGCTATTATCAGCCTCAAATTTAATACTCAAACTATCAGTATCAAATCGAGCAATAAATAATTGATTATTTAATTGCAATAAAAACTCAATTAGTCTTCCTCTAGCGACCCAAAAATAAGCCAAAATTTTATCTAATTGCTCTTGAGTAAAAGTCACAGAAGGCAATTTAATTAATGATTTAGTTTGTTCACTGGTGCTAATTTTACTTTTAAATCCACTACTTAAACTTTGGCTTTCTGTAGACAATTGGATGCTTTCAGAAGTGTCTAAAATAACGCCCAAATTTAAAGGCTCAGTAATTACATAAGGAATCGGATCGCGATGATACCATTCAATAGGCAGATCGATCCTCATTTCTTCCACCATCACACTACCCAAGCGATGTAATGTCTCTCCAGTTTCCAGTCTAACCGCTTCTAGTGTCCATTCAATATCATCTTTTTCAAAGCTTACAGGGACATCAAATTCAAAATCGGCACTTATCACTACCCCATTACTTACAGGGGCAGCAAAACTAACAAGCCCTGTTTCATAGTTAATTAAGTGATAAGTAATTTCATTCCCATCGAGGTAAACTTTAACCGTCCCTTCTACGGGCTTTGTAATGGCGCGATAAAAACTTTCTTCTCCTGCCGAATAAAGCTTTTTAAGTTGCCATTGAGTAGTAACCCCGTCTCCTGTCCCAAGTTCAACCCCAACAACTTGATAATCAGCCCAATCTTTAAAACGAAATCCTTGCTTACTCCCGCTTCTGGCTGCATGAAACGACCTTAAATACTCTACTTCTTTTATTCCCTCGATGTCAGAATCAAGCAGCATTCTTTCCCCTAGTTGCCACTTCGATAGGGGAAACCACCAATTTAAATTGCGCTGCTCAACTTCCGCGCCATTGACTACAATATCAGTTTTGAATTGTGGCCCACCAACGCAGCCGTAATGATAGCCAAGCTCTAATTTCTCTTCAACAAAATCAATGTAACTAACAGCCATATTTTTAATGATCGGAGCTTTCCGCGCTTATGATCGAAGCTTTTCCCAAATGATCGGACTTGCTAGTATTTAACGTTGGGAAAGGCGTAAATATTTACTATCTTATCCACCCAAAAACTTATAAGCTCGTGTTCCCTGACTCGTTTAGCATTCTCGTAAGCGTGTATTAATCCCCAACTCCCACGATAGAGACTAATAACTCCACAATGATTCGCCTCCCCCTCCACATCAAAAGTTGCGATCGCTCCTTCACAAAGCTCGTTTAGTTTACCGCAAAAATTCGGCAAAATCCGTTCTAACGCGCCATTCCCAACGGCAGGATAATTAAGATAATCAAATTCAGGGGTTAATATTGCAGCAATTTTAGCTGTCAAAATTACCACCCCCAAGCAATCTAATTCTTTTTTTGCCGTTCTTCCTTGATGTTTGTAAGGAGTATTGATTAGTGTTCTGGCAGCTTGGGTTATTTGATAGGGGTTAACAGTCGTTTTGGTGGTATATCGTGTTTGCATAAACAGCAAGTAAATCTTTGGTAATTGGCACTTCGAGAAACTTTTCTTTCTCCCAAAGCCGACGAGCGATAGGATAATGAATTGATTTATCCCCTACTTTTCTTGCAGGGTAAATAAAAGCGTTATTTATTAGCTTTGCGTTTGGATTTTTGTAATAGTTTTCTTGATAATACCCATCAAGATAACAAAGTAAATGCCTCAACTCTATAGTTTCTCCTGGAGACAAAGGGGTATTGTCCCATTCAAAATAATTTAAATATTTAGTTCTTTCTCTACCTTTAATTCTGCGAACGCTAATCCAATGCAGCGAAAAATTAGCCTGTTCGAGTAACTTATTCTCAAAAACCAACTCAACCCGAAACACCGCAGCGTCACTACTCCACGGGCAACCCACCCCAAGGGATTTTACTTTGTTTAATCTTTTAAATAAACGGGTCTTTTTCCCCTTCTTCTTTTGAGAAAAAGGGATAGGTTGCTTTTTGTTTTTAGGAAATTGTCTATCAAGTAAATCGGGATTTTTAATTGCTAATTGGTAATTAATATTATTCATCATCAATCGGCGTATTTAAAGCTTGATCGCTGGTGGGGATATGAGGCTCGCTGTCACTATTTATCGCGTTATTATACCTCACAACACAGTCATACAAGGTTTTCCCGCACCCTTGAATAATAGTAAAAGTATCTCCAAGAGCTATTGAATAAGGAAAAGGTTGCCAAAGAGTAATCAAGTTATCCTCCTCAAACTTGCTCACGTCCCTTGATATGCCTTGATTCAATCCTGAAGTAAAAGTAATTTTGCCACGACTAAATTGACCTGGGGTAAAAGCCCCATCGCAATTAAATTTGTAGCGATTAGTTATAGCAGTCACACTTTGGCCAAAAGTGTAAGGCGTAAGATCGACTCCACAACGCGCATCACCTAAATCATGTCCGCAAAATTTGCTGGTTTGCTTGCCGATATCTGTAGCAAGTAACCAATCATCATCGCGCAACTCTAAAGTAAAGCCCAAATCCGTTTGAGTAACAGACGCGATCGCTCTTTTATATTGCAGTAAAAACTTAGGCGGGTCTTCCTCTAATGATTCTGGTAAATTGGTTATGTCAACCAAAAAGCACGTTACAACCGCATTGTCATATTTTCCCGAAAGCAAATCATTCGCCGATATCTGCTCTGATGTTAATAACCCCCCTAATTCTTGCGAGTTATTCTTCTCCAACCCCTCAATATTAGTATCAGCCGTTGGCGCAAACCCCGTATAAGGCTGATACGGAGTCCCATCAATGGGCAACATGATATCGCAAGAGGTAAACCCATACGCTAACCCGTCTTTTCTCTCAATCAACCAACACCACACGATCGGACTTGCTTGGGCGGTTAAGGCGGTACGGAATGAAGGATCGAGTAGTTTCATACAATGAAATTGATTGGTGGTCAATTTCAAAAATAACTTACAAATTGAAATCGAAAAACCTTTTAGTAATCCCTAGTTTTCAAGTTTTTTGGGGAAAAGGTCATCAGCTTAGTTAATATAAATTTCGGCTGGCATTTGTTTTTTAAGCAACTCTCTAGCTACATCTGTTTTGCTTAATCCTCTTTTTTTTGCTTCGTCTTCAATCCAAGCAGCCACAGAAGTTGGAATCCTGACGGTTAAATTAACCATCGGCTCATCTTCTTTGCAAACAAACTTTCCTTGGTTTCTTGGGTTCTTGCTTACTTCACTATAACCTTTATTCATAATATTTTTCTTTATAATACTTGTAATAACCACGCAAGCACGGTAAGCTTAATTCAGAAAAGCGATCTACTCCCGCCAAGAAATAAAATCGCTTTTCTAAAAAAATCCACGTAAACAGGATATACAATTATGTTAACGCGCATACGCCGTAATTATCAAGACGGGTCGGACTTTGATGCTTTAGACTTTGAACTAAAACGCGAACAAATATTTAATAAAAGCGAAAAGCAATATATTCAGCCCAATTACGAAATTGATTCGGATCGTGATTGGTATGGCAATTTATACCGTGTCTGGAATGGTCGTGTTTTACTCGGCACTTTCTACCAAAAACAAAATAAATGGTTGGCTAATCCTTTCTATAAAAATCGCCAGTACATCAAGTTAGAGCAATCTTTAGAGCGACGCTTTAACAGTAACGAGAAAGCGATTAATTACATTATTCGCAGCTTTGAAGGCAAATAAATCAATTTTTTATCCCGTTTGTTTTTATAGCAAGCGGGTTTATTGTTTTTTTGGTAATTAGTCATGACACAAAATAAACCAGTAAAAGCGATAGTAGCCATAATCAAAATTGGTGAGCGCGAAATTGAAGGTCTTAAATTCCCTGACGAAACTTATGGAATTGCTATTCCTCAAATTCAAAAGCTTTTTGACGATTTTTTGACATCCACGAATATTGCATCAAGAGACATAAACCGCTTGATGGGCAAGGATTTTAAGACATCCAAGGCAAAAACAGAGTTCAATAAAAATGTAACTAAAAAGGTTTTGAACCGCAAGAAGGCATCAAAGAAGCTGGTCGCATAATGTTAATTAAAGTAATTGAGAGATAGGCATTATGCAAAGAAAAGCACAAAAAATGGTCAATCTTTCTCTCAAAGTTAAAGCAACTCTTGCTCGTCTGCAAACAGCATTCGTCTTTGACGATGAAGACAATGAAAGCTTTGAGCCTACTTATCAAAAAATGCTTGATGAATTACTTGATGCCAATCAGCAAATACAGGATATTGCAGAAGATATTAAATTAGCGTCTCGCTCTCAATAATGCTTCTGCAATATCTTGCTGCGTTTGGTAACTACTCGCTCTAAAACTATCAGCGTTAGGAGTTACCACCGTCGCACTAAAATTAGTAATATTTTGTACACTGGTGGGGATATTACTTTTTTGATTACCAATACCAGTGAGGCTAACGGGCGTTGATATTGATGGTAATCTGGCTAAAAGGTTCTTTTCAATATCAACCGTTCCGCCCGTTGCAAAGTTACCTGCAAAAATTTTCTTAAGTGGGTCTAACCCTAACTTCTGCTTTAATGCCTGATATCTTCCCGCCTCTCCCGTTTTAACGCTTAGAATCTCTTCTCCAGGAGTAAACACCCCCAACACTCCTTTACTTCCTTCCCTGCTAAACGCATCATCAATCGCAGGAGAAGTTGAGCGCAAATAATTACTGTAGGATGTTGGGACAACACGCTTTTTGGAGTTTTTCAGAGTAGAAAAGAAGCTGACAGCTTTCTTGAAAAACCCTCCCTTAGTATTATCCATAGCAGTTTTGGCATTATTAAATGCTTCACTATTAAATAAGGTCCTACTTTTTTCGATTATCCCACCTTTGTCATAATTAGGAACTGTAATTCCTTCTGAAGCAGAAAAAGTTCCATTACCAGCATCAAAATTTAAGCTTGTAGTTGCTGCCCCTCCCGAACTAACTCCACTAGAGAAGCTACTAAAAATAGTGCCGATTATTTTAGCTGCTAACTTTTGCGCTGCCATCCTCGCAATCTCTTTAAGCAGATTGACAACAGCAGTTCGCGCTGCATTAACTACCGTATTAAATAAATTAAGCTCATTCCTGATTTTATCCAGCTTCTCTTCATTCAATTTCTTGATTCTATCGCGGGCAAAATCAAGCCCTGATGAATTATCTTGATATTTATTCTCAGCATCAATTAATTCTTCTCGATACTGTAATTCCTGCTCTTTAAGTTCTAGCTGCTTTTCTCCACGATTAAAAATTCCCTCCATCGCAGATTCAAAAAACGTACCTAAATTAGTTCGCCCCAAATCAATCAGAGTATCTTTTAACCCTTTAAATTGCTGTTTGATTTGCTCTAAATTGACTTGATTTAATTCAGTCGCTTTATTGATTAAAATATCTAGTTTTTCGGGTTCTGCGCTGTATTCTCGCCGTAAATCAATTAATTCCTTATAAAACCTAAAATTTTCTTGAGAAATCGCTGCTTCCCTTTGTAGTTTATTGCCCCCCAATAAATCCCCAAACCCAGACAGCAAGCCACCACGAGTATTCTTAACACCTGCATCTAAATCCAGTAATTTCTGCTCATAACTCAAATCACGGTCATACGCACCACGATTAATATTTTCAACATTGATTTTACTCTGCTCTTCCTGTAATTTAATTAGTTCATCAGCTAATGGAGTATCCCCCTCTTCTAGGCGAATTCTGTTAATTTCGGAACTTAAACGCCACTGTTCGGCAAGTAAATCATTTTGCCGTCTAAGTTCATTTGTGCCTCTCTCCGAAGCTATGTTAACCTTGAGTTGCGCGATCGCACTGTTTTTGCTAATTCTTTCAGCATCTAACTTTATTTCTCCTTGACGACGATAAAACGCGATCGCCTTCTTCTCCAGATCGGGTAATCTTTTCTCCTGCGCTTCAATTCCTGATAACTGTTGCTGATAATAAGGTAAAGCTTGATTCGCCTGTCGTAGCGACTCTTCTAAAATTTTCACCTGCGCTTCAGCAGCAGATGCAGCTTCAAATTGTCCCGCACTCCGCAGCATTTCTACTTGTTCTTTAGCTATAGAAATGGCTTCTGGGAATCTTTGTGTTGCATTTGTCAACATTTGAACACTGTCTTGATAAGTCTGTTTAATCCCTGCCAGTTCTAATTTATAATCCCTAAACTGACCAACTAAAGATCTAATGCCTTGCTCTAACTCTGTATTCGCTGTTTGTAGCTTCCCTTGATTACCAAACTCAAACAAGCGATCGCTTATTCCAAATAAAGTGCGCTCTGACTCTCTTTGGTTAGCAATAAACTGTCTTTCCTGTTGCTGTAATTGCTGTTGTAATTGGAGGTCGAACCCAATCTTATCTTGGGCGTTTTTTTGCTCCTGGAGGTAAGCATTCAAGTTTTTGTCTGCTTTTAATCGATTAGTTAAAACAAGGGCATCAGTGACCGCTTGAGCATTGTTAGATCGATCACTTAAGCCCTGATTATTTACGGAACGGACGGCTGAAATGCCTGGGGTTTCCCCAGGCATCGCGTCCTCAACATTAACACCCGCGTCATTTTTAAACCTTGTTAATATATCTGCCGTGTAATCGTTAATACTTGGATAAGATGCCCCATTGTAATACTGCGGACGAGTATTATTGTATAAATTTGGCTGTCCACTGTACCAAGTAGAGGCAACCCTTCTTACAGCAACGTCAAGGTTATTTCCTGTCGCTTTAAGTTCTTTAGCTAAATACTGATTCAGCTTATGATTGATTGTTTTTATTTGAGCATCAGGATTATTTAAAAATTCATCAACTGATAAACTTTTTCCTAATGCTGCTTTTGTCCAAGATGGCACGTTAGCGGGCATCACTTGCCCATAACCTAAAGCCCCTGAATCAGGGTTAACCGCGTTAAATTTGCCCGCCGATTCCTTGCCAATAATTGCTCTTCTTAAACTATCAACAACACTGCTGTTATTGCCGATAGGTTGATTGTTAGAACGGGGTTCACGAGCGTCTGGGGAAACCCCAGACGACGACCCCTCACTATCACCACCACCGCCAACCATACCAAGGGACTCTCTGAATCGAGATAAAGCATCAGTCGCACCACTAACAGATTTAATAAAATCCTGCATTTCCTTATCCAAGGAATAATTAGAGGATTCCAACTGTATTTTATTCCCCTCTAACCCTAATGTCTGCTCAATCAAGGTTTGCGCTTGATCAAGCAAGCCTTGTATCCCTTCAATTAACCCGTTAACAAAACTATCAGAACCAGGAATTAAAGCAGCTTTCAGTTTATTCTTAATCTTGCTACCAAGAATTTGAGAGAGTAAGGTTTTAGCTTCAAGTTGAGCTTCTTTAATCTGTTGAATCAAATTGAAAAAGTAATCTTGAATGGTGCGATTAAAATCAATCATGCTTGAGCGTGATTGCTGCATCGACTGTGCCAACTGTTCTTGATATTGATATAACTGCGTCTGCCACCCACGTACTGCTACTGCACCAGATAATGCTTCTTTCTCGCTGCCGTCTCGCTCTTGCTCTAACATTTCATTAATTACATCAGTAGTCAAACCCCCTTTACTCTGTGCAGCTTCTTCTAATCTCTGCATCGCAGTATCTAAAGCAGCCGAACCTAATAATTTTTCTTGTTTGGCAATTTCAGACTGTAAATTACTAATCCTAGCCTCTATATCTCCCCTGGATTGGCTTTCTAGCTCTAGCTGAATTACAGTATCTCCCTTGCCCTGAATCAAACCCTGCTGAATAATATTAGTTCGTTCTTGACTGTTAGCGCGATCGCGATTTTCCATAAATCCGCTTACCCGCAATGAAGCATTTTTTAGTTGGCGGTTAAACTCTGACAATTGTTTAGGCAGTCTCCCAATAATGTCATTAACATCTTTTAGGTTAGATTCAGCATCAGCAATGGTTGTTTCAATCCCTGCTTTCTGTGTATCATAATTACCCTGAGTTATTCCCCCCTCAAGCCTTAATTGTTCTAATTCTTCTAACCTGCGCTTTCCTGCATCAATAACTAACTGTAAATTCTGTTGTTGTTGGGTGAGTATTTTTAGTTCTTTATCTCTTTCTTCCTGTATCTTTCTTTCTGCTTCTAAACTTGCTTTCAATTCATCTACTTGAGAGGGCAATAAACTTAATCTTGCTGATTGTATCTCTGCTATTTGTGCATCATACTGTGTAATTTTTTCTGCTGATTGGGATGCTTTGTAAGTATCCATCATTACTTGATTTGATTTAAATTGATAATCTCCCGCGTTGACAATAAAATCATTTTGTCTTTTTTCCGCCATTGTTACTAAGCGTTTAGACATTAATGTCCTTACGGCATCTATCCAACCTTGATTACTTGCCCTCGAATGGGGGTCGAATTGTTCTTGATTATCAAGTAATCCAGGGCGAGTAACAGGAGTTGCTGCTGGTTCTTTTACTCCAAAACGATCCAATACCCAATTAATAGGCTTCCGTGCCAAAGTATCCAAATTTAACCATGATTGCCCCAACAATCCTTCATTAAATTGCAAATCTTTGTTTGATTTAGGTAGATTGTCATTAAATTCTTTCTGTGAATTACTTGCCTCGCGGAGGGCATCATTAAAAGCGTTTATTCCCTTAGTTAAACTATCAATATCTTTTTTAGCTTCGGGGAATTGATTTTTAGCAATATTAAATAAATTAGTAATAGTTTTAAAGGCAACAGCAACAAGTAACCAAGCTCCTAAAAATTGCAATATAACTATTCTGGCTGCCCAGATTTTAGCAACAGCAGCAACCAATCCTTCTACAGCAAATTTAATTGCATTAATAATTGGAGGAATAATATTAACTTTACGCAATAAAACAATTAAAACTGTGCCTATTAATTGATTTAAAATAGTAGTTAAAATTTCTAACTTATCGATTAATCCATCTATTGCAATTGTTTTAATTTTTAAAACAAATTTGCTAAAAGGTGCAAAAATTGCTCCTAAAGTTTCTTTAAAAATAGTCAAAGAATTATTATATTTAGTTTGCAAAGTTTGAGCCGTTTCTGTCCCTTTTGCCATTGAATTTTGAGCTTTTAAAACGGCAGCTATTTTAGGCAAAGCATCAAGCCCTATTTGCCCTTTGCTCATCATGTCCTCAACCTGTGGCACTGATACCCCTTGAGCCTGGGCAACTAAATTAATAAAATCTCCCATCCCTGCAATATCTCCAATCTGCGATCGCACTTCTTCGGCGGTAAATTTTCTTTTGGCGATAATTTGAGATAAAGCAGTAAATAAGCGATCGCTTGATTCTTGACTTAATCCTCTTAAAGTAGCTGTTTCCGCAAAAGCATCAAAAACCTGTTCAATTTGTAAGCCTTCTAAAGGAGTGTCCTTAGCAGCCCCAATGAAACTAGAATAAGCTGCTTTTGCCGTATTAATATCAATTCCTAATTGTTGAGCTTTTGAAGAAATAAATTCTAAATTTTTAGCCCCTTCATTTGAATTACGAGACACAACTATAATTGCTCGATTTAATGTCTCTGCTTGCATTGCTGCTTGAAATAACTCCTGATTAAATCTAGCTAAAGCCTCAATTACTCCCTTTAACCCCATCCCTCCTAAAAATATCCCAACAATAGGAAGTAAAGCTTTTTTGATTTTCCCTAAAATAGGGAATTTATTTTTTAGTTCGTTAAGTGGGGCTGTTACTCCTGAAACTATATCGTCTCCCAACTCTTCCCCTATCCCTGAAACATTTTCTAATCCCAGCCCCTGACGAAATCCCGCAATAACATCACGAGCAATTTTAATAAATCTGCGAGATGGAGAATGACTATCTAAAGATTCAGTTGTACCTTCTGCTACCGCGTCCCCTATTTCTTCCCCAACTTCTTTTACTGAATTAATTTCTGCAAGGATAGATTCAATAAACCCATCTGTAACGTTTTCCCCTTGCTCTTCTAATATAGACGGCAAACCAACAGCAACCCTTCCTTTCCCTTTGCTGCCAACAAGAACTTCATTTTGAACGCTAGTAATATATTTTTTAATTCCTAATAACTTAGATTTGACTTCTCCTTCTATATCTTCATCTTGGTCTAATTGAGTATACAAAGATTTTAAAAGAGCAGATAATTTGAGTAACTTTTCCCCTTGATCTTTTGCAATATCTAATTGTCCGTTTTTAATTGCTGTTCTAAATAGCTTTGCTTTGGCATTAAAAACAGAACGTATTGATTCTAAATAATTTTGTTGACCATCTTTTGATAAGGCTTTAAAGTCCTGAACAACAACAGCTACAGTAGCTTCTGCGGTAGTAGTCGCATTTTTAATTAACTTGTTTAAATATTGACTATATTTTTGTTGAAACCCTTTACTGATTGAGCGAGGTTTAGTTATAGCAGAGCTAATTTTATCAGGGAAAGACACCCTAGATAAATCAGCCCCGTAAGCTTTCAACAAATCGATAACGTCTTGTTGAATTTCTTGCCCGCCTAATGATGCGTTACTTACAATCTTTATATTTAAATTAGGCTTTTTCGCCATTAAATCTAATACTTGGGCAGCTATTTTACTTGCTTCATCATTAAACCCCTGTTTATTGTTTTTCTCTCGATCTGTTGGGGCATTTGTTAATCCAATATATTCAGTTTTTTTGTCTAAAGAGTTACTATTAATTTCTTCTGCCAAACCTTTAGTTGATTTCCCTTCTCCTCCTACAAGAACAATTGCGTTTTCTGTTTTTTCTTTTACTTTTATTGCTTCAAAATCATCTTTTAGTTTTTGAGCAACAATTGATCTAAAAGCATTTTTTTTGATTTTGCCTCTTCTGGTTGCTCCTGCTGGGTCTAAATAATCGCTTAATTCTTCTGATGTTTGAATTAAGCCACTAAGATACTTTATATATAAAGCTTCTAATTCAATTAAATTTCCTTTAAACTTTTGAGCTTTCTTTTTAGCTTTGTTCTCATCAAATCTATCTTTTAAAATAGCTCTAAGGTAATCTTCGGACATTAAATAATCACCTGTAAAATGTCCTTTTACCCCTTTTAATTCTCCCCCTTTCCTCTCATTAGAAATTCCCAAAAATGCCCCAATTTTTTCAACATTTTTAATTATTGAGTCGCCATCTCCTATTTTTTTCTCAGTTCTTGGATTATTTAATCCTGACCTACCATCGGGGGTAGCAATAACAAGGCTACTAACTCTATCTCCATACCCTAATAAATCTAATAATTCTTGCGCTTCTTCTGTTGGAAAACCGCCTCCAGAATCGCCTGTTATTCTAACTTTTAACTCTTTATTTTTTTCAAGTAAAGGGACTATTTTAGCTACAAGATTTATTGCATCAGGATTGAACCCTTTAGCATTAAGTCCAATAATTTTAGTAACCGTATCTACAACCCAGCCTGACAATGATTCAGTTGCACCTGTCTTAACATCTGTATAGGTAGTATCAGCCCCAAAAACAATACCTTTTTGATCGACAAATTCACTTAAGACTTCTGCCGTTAAATATCCTGCTTTACCCTTTTTCCCCGCCAATCCGCCCATAGAGAAAAAAGCAGTATCTATTCCTGATAAATCAGTTGCTTCGTTATAATCTACTTCTTGCAGTTTTGTCTTTAATTTGTGTAAAGCTTCAACTTTAATACTACCTTTCTTGTATCCACGTAAAAAATCAGTAGGCAAGGAAGTAATAGTTCGATTAAATTGTTTGACAAAATCTAATAACTTTTTACCATTAAAACTTTTAAATAAATCCTTAAATTCTTGTTGAAATAAATCAACTTCTTGTTTTAAATTTTCCGATCCTTCTAAAAATAAATTTGTAATTCCTTTCCCAATAGTTTGACCTCTTCTATTAAAAGAAAAGTCCAAATCCTCATCAAAAGTTTTTGCTAAGCCTTTTCCTGTTTGCGATCCAAAATGCCCCCCAATCCCGCTATAATAGCCCGACATTATAGTTCTTATAGGGAATGTAGCAGCCATAAAAGCATCTTTTACAAATGCTCCAAAATTTCCAAAACCTTTTGGGTGATGGGGTGGAGGCGATGGAGTATTTTTGTGTTTATTCCCTCCCTGATTTTCATCGTTGCGAGAAATACTTAATTCAATTTTTTTAAATTTTTCCGCAAACTTAGTAGCAAATTTATCTATAGTTTTGCTGCTAATTGTGGTTTCTTGGCGGACGTATCGAGCTGCGCCGTTCGACGGCGCAGTCTCGTCCTCAGAAAAACTACTACTGCTTGACCCTTGAACAACCCGATTATTTTTAAATAATTTAATTTTATCGTTTTGTTTTAAAGTCTCATTAAGCTGCTCTTTAATAATCTTTAAAGACGACGCTGTTTCTTTAACTCCTTTAGTTTCAAATTTTATTGATAAAGTTTTAGTTGCCATAAACTCAACTGCCAAGCTTTTCTACTAACTTTTTAATATCTTTCCCTTCAGCCCAAACCCCAAATTTTACCGCACTAATAAAACGCGCTTGCTCCTGGTTGTTGAGCTTTTCAACCGACTCTAAAAACAGCTTAATTTGAGCAAAAGAATAAGATTGAATATCATTCCAACTATGACCACTCGCAATTAATCGGCTGATTCTGATTCCCCATCCTTCATCACTTGCTTCTCTTCTTTGTTTTCTTTTTTCAGGAGGCTTATCTTGTTGATATTCTGATTGAAAAAATCCATATTTACTTCCAAGACCGCAGCCAATAACGCGCCTACCTCCCCCCAGTGGAACTGATTAAAATCAATCTCTTTACGGCAACAAAAGCTAATCATCTGGCTAATATCTTGAGCTAAATTACTATCATTAGTTGCCATCACATTTTTAATGATTTCCCCTACTTCATCAAAATTTTTCTCTAAAAAATCCAACCTAATCGCTTTGTGTTCTCTGTCCCCATCACTATCTAAAATTGCTTTTTGTTGCTGCTTAAAATCTTCTTTTGCTGCCAAATAGCAACCATAGTATTTATTGATAATACTAATGGCATCATTAAAATATTGAAAGCCAAACGGATACAAAGTAAGGCTCTTACTCTCTCCATCTTCTTCTGTAAAAATAACGATCTTTTTCTTAGTTAAAATTGCTAATTCAGTCATATTTTTTTGCTATTTCTTCTGCTCTCTCAATGAATTCAATTCTTTTTCTTGTTTCAATAACGGGTTCAATTTTGTATATAGGTCTAACGCCATCGCTCGAACGGAATAACACCACGCTACCCCCAGCAACAGGAGCAAAAGATAACTTATTTCCATAACGTCGTTTAAGTTCAGTCCAATTAAATCCTTTTCCTATCCTTTTAAACCCCAGCCGTTCCCCATCTGGCAGTAATATCCAAAGATTAGGATTTCCTTCAATTTTTGTAGGCTCTGCGTGTACTGAAAGTATGGGACTTAAACGCACATAAGAGCCATTTTCATAGTTGTGTACCTTAAGCCCACGCTGAAAAGCAATAGAAGGGTTACTAAAATTACGCCTAATTTGTCGCTTAACATCAGCTTCTAATTCTCGTGCAGCCTCCCTTACAGCAACACGAGAATCAAGCTTTAGTTGAAGTAATTCTCGATCAAAAAATTGCTCGATGTTTTGCTCCATTAACCTTTAACTCTAACTCTCAAGAAACCACCATAAGCAGCATCGGCAGCATAAAGAGGATCGTAAAGTGCTGTACCATTAAGGGTAAACTCGTTAAAATCATCATTAATCAAAGCCAGCATTTCGGCTGGGTCAAAACGCCCTTTATAGACCTCTACAATTACAGGCTTGTTATCACTAGCGCGATTTAACCCATCAAATCTTAAATAGCGATACTTATTATCTTGAGTAAATGCTGTGGTCAATCTTTCGGGGGCTGCCGAATAATTAGCAGTAATAGTATTGCCAGGAGTCAAACTTGAGCCTTCAGGAATTAAAAGCATCCCTGTACCAAGATCGGCAATATAATCTTCTCCTGCCGTTGCTCCTGTAATAGTAGGCGCACTAACAGGCATCCTCGCCAAAGGAACTCTAGTTCCTAATGCTGGGACAACAATTGATTCTCCCGTAACAGTAGCAGCAGCCAATTCTTGAGATGTGCCATACAGATATAAATTAAGATTCTTGCTGTCAAACCCGCCAAAAGTTCCGTTAAATTCGCACTTTTGAGCCGATTCAAAAACCGCATCAACAGAGTTTTTCCCCGTCTGATGCTCCATGTGTTCTTTTCGCTCTACTGTAATCTTGGTTTCTAAAGTGGAGCAATCACCCAAAAAGATAAACCCGCCAGTAGGCAAGCCTGTAACTGCATCTCTTTCTGAATAAGTAACTTGTCCCTGACCTGAATAATATTCTGTAACTTCAGCTAGCATATTTTAAAACTTATATTTCACTTCAATTTCAAGCTCAACAAGCGCAGCCGTTTTCCCTTTATGCTCAACGTACTTATGACTTCGTTTGAAATTAAACAAAGTAGCTGGCAAACAAGCATTACGGACTGCTTTCATGATGTCTTTTAAAGCTAAAGTACCCAGATCGGCTGCTGAATTGTCTGGAGTTTCAATAACAACCGCTTCAATACAAATTGGTAAACACGCATCGTATTTTGTATTTTCTAGATCGTAATCTTCCGACTCATCCCTAAAATTAAGATGATTCTGCTCATATTGGGTTGGGGTTGCTTGCCAATAAGTTGAGCGATCAAAATCGGTGTAATAACCATTTGTCTTTGATATCTGGCTTAAAGCCAGTTTAAGATAAGAGCAAATTTCATCACGACGAGTAACCATAATTTAAAAATTCATTAATTAATTTAATAGGTAAATCTTCTTTTGTACTCGCAGCTTCAATTAAATTCCAAATCTTTGTTCTCCTGCCAGTAATTCGAGCAGAAATTGCATAAAGTTCTTCAGATTTACTTAAAATTATTTCAGCCAAATTAATAGTAGCTGCTAATATTTCTTCGTCTGTTGAAGTAACATTAAATTCAGAAGATTCAATTTTAAGTAATGGAGCATCATCAATATTTTTGCTCAAAATAATTGCTTTAGCTTCACTAATTTTTCTGTCCCAAGTATTTTGCTCAGTAGCCGAATAATCTGCAACCAAATTACTCTGAAATTGTTTTGCAGCCTCAATAATTTGATACTGTAATTCTTTTTTTAAATCAGTTAAAGATTGTTCTGGTTTGAGTAAATCGGATAAATCCAATACACCATTTATTTCTTCCCATTTTCTTAATTCAATAGTTAAAGTATTATTTTCGTCAAAAGTTTTATCTAAAGGATTAAAAGGTAAAATCAAACCATTTTCTTGATGAATGGTCAGTAAAACACCTTCTTCAGAATATGTTTTTTTGTACATCACTATCTTCTTACTAATCTATAAGTTAAAAAAGCACTCCCTAACATTCCCCCTGGCGTACCTACCCTGGTAACTGCAATTCTAAAATTAGAAATAGGGAAAGAACTAACAGTTAAATATTGAGCATTAATAGTTTTTTTCAATAAATGATAGGTTTGATTGCTTAATCCTTGAGTAGAGATGAGAGGCGAAAAAAGATTCCCAGCAGCACCGCCAATAGCAAATTCAAAATAAGCACCAAAAGACCAGTAACGATTTGCGTCGTTATTGTTTTGCACGTAAGCCCGAACAACAAAATCTTCAGCAAAAACATCGTAATTAGTGTCTAAGCCTTGTATATAAGGGTTTGCAGTAGATGTTACCGCAGGGTTATAAGAAGCGTTAAGAGATCGAAGTTCGCAATCAAGCCACAAAGCCCCATTCCAAAACCATCTTTTAATAAATAAGTTATTCTCGTCTAACTCTTCCCAAATATCTCCAGCTACAGGCGTATAAGGGTAGGGTGTGACACCTTTGTAATAGCCTTGACCTAAATCTAAAAATTCCTTAGTTTGAGCCTTGGTCAAATCCTGTACGATGCCTGATGACCCGATCCTTCCTTTAACTGTATTGGCAGGAGAAGCTGCTAGAGAAGAAAAATCATCCTCTGCTAAATCGAGGCGAGTATCCAGAGCAGCGATCGCTTCTTGCCAATCTGATGCACCTAAGTTAGGGACAGAATCGTCATAATTACCAATAGCCGACGGCAAATTTAGAGGGATAACATTACTATCTATTCCCTCTAGCTTGTGTTTATGAATTTCAACCTCTGCGGGAGATAAATCTATTTGCTGCCCAGAAATGTAAACAACCCCATTTTTCCAAATAGTAAAATTAGGACGAATTGTATATAAAGTCATTTTTCCCTTAACAACAAAGTTGTTAGTTTCCCATCATCAATAGGTTTGCGGGTGACTACTTCAAAAAAACGGCTTCTGAGATTAACAGACGAAGAATGATTAACAAAAAAAACGTCACTACTTTTAACTAAAAAAGTAATATTTTTGCCCTCTGTTTGCAGCCCATGACCGTCAAACAGAGGATCGTAAGATTCATCAAACAACCCCCAAACCTCAACCCCATCAATTAAAGCAGTTTCGCCAAAAACCCCTTTAACAAATAGATCAAGATTCTCCTGTATCACTGTTTTCTTCTTCCCACTCCTTAAACTCCGATTCATAAGCAGCATCTAACACTGTTTTTGGGGCTTGAGCTTCAATTAAGTTTTCAGAGAATTGATTATGTAAGGCTGCTTGCTCTTTAGTTAAATAAACCAATTGTTTGGGTTTTAAGGCTTTGCCACGGTGGATCATTTCCGCTTCCACATTCTTTACTTGATACCAACTTTTCATTATTTTTTCGCTCCTTCAGTTACTAATTCAACTAAATGTTTATACTTTTCTCCTTCAGTCGGAGTTAATTCAACGATCGCGCCAGGTTCATAAGTTTGATAACTTTTAATCCCTTCTCCATCAACGCTTTCACGGTGCAAATAAAAATTTCTTACTTTGTATTTCATATCGCTTAAATTAACTAATTATTTTGGATGTCAGTCACGCAACAGAAAAAATCGCCTCTAGTGAGTTGCAAATCGACCAACTGCATAGCGCGAATCTGGATAATTGCCTTATCAAACTCACTATAAGGATTAGCCATAATATCCATCCCTGACCACATACCTAATAAAATATTGGAAAAGTCGCCGAAGAAAGCAGCCGTTAAGTTATTCGCTGTTCCCTTAACTAAGTTATTGGGGATTTGATTGGAGCAATGGGCGCGGTATCCTGCAATATAGCCCTCATTGCTCATACCGTTTGATTGCCAAATCCAGCGACCACCACCAGTATTTTGATCCAAAGTGGTCATTAATTTCCCTCTGGTCCGCTCGTTAAGGATATAACCAAAGCTACCCGTCGCATTTCGGCTAAATAATTCAGTCTGCATTGCAACCACAGCAGCCCAGTCTAAAGCTCCGCCGTTTGTACCTAAAGTAATTGATCTTACTTCTGGATGGGAAACTATCCCTAATGGTTGTGCGCCGATACCCGTACCAAAACCGATAGTACGGTCTAGCTCTAAAGCTAACCCTCTTAACAAACGCGATCGCATTAAAGCTTCTAGATCGATAGATGATTGCTGGAGCATCTCAAAAGTAGCTTTAGTAATGACAGCAAGCTTTTTGGGAGACATCGCGATTTTATCAAATGCTCCCTCACTTTCAGGAATGGTTTGTTTTTCTCCCACCCAATAACCATTGCTATAACTACTTTCTCTAGGAATTTCAACATTACCCACTAAATCTCTTAGATAAGTAACGCCCATATTCAAAAAAGCAGACTCATTGTAAAGCTGATCGATAAATCGTTCACTCAATAAATCTGTTTCAATTAAATCCCCTGCTGCTGCTGGAACGCCTGTTTCGTATGGGGCGCGTGTTACTAACTCCGCCTGATCGATATATATCCCTTTAGGGTTGGGCAAATTGTTCCTTTCTTGTAAAGCTCTTGAGACTTCAAGTTCTAAGCCTACTTCGCTGGCAGGAATTTGTTTAGCAGCATAAGAAATCGCTTTTAAGATGCTGTATTTTTTTCTGTCACTTTTTGACATCCCAACAGGAGTAATACCCGCAACAGGTTCTGCTGGTTTGGCTGCGGTTGCTTCAAGGATTTCAGAGCGCAACTTAAAAATGTCCCAACCTTCCGCGATCGCTTTTTCGGCAAGTTCGGGGCAATTATGTTTTTTCCCCGCAGCCAATAAAACCTGGGTGCGTTCCCGTTCGTTTTTAAGCCAGCTTTCATTTGGTGTCTCCACCGTCATAATGGTTTCCTCATTAGAAGTAGCATTTTCTTGAGTAACAAGTAGCGAGTAGCGAGTAGCGAGTTTTTCTTCACTTGCTACTTGCTCCTTGCTCCTTGCTACTTCTGCCTCTGAGTATTCCCTTTTGACTTTTGACTTTTGACTTGTGACTTCATAAAAGCTTCTGCCAACTCCAACGGAAGCATCAGCAGGAACAGTAACAAGGCTGGTTTCTAAAGGAGTCCACTTTGTAGCGCGATAAGTGTTAATTTCGTCAGTTACCTTAGCCAAGAAGGTGTACTCGTGGACATCGTAACCAATTGATACATTACGGATTATGCCAGCCCTAACACTCTTTAAGATTTTTTCTGCCAGTTCATGAGTATCAAAGCGAATCTTATTGTAAAGCTTGCCATCTGATAACCACGCTTTTTCAATTACACCAATATAATCATCGCGATTATGGTTGTAAAGTACATTAGCACTATCATTAAATCGAGTAAGGTCAACAGCGTTTTCATTGTGGTCTAATTCTTCAATGTACCAATATCTGTTATAGGGCAGATTTGAAGAAACAGATAATTCAAGCGTGCGATCATCTGAGATATCAGCACTGCTTAAAACTAGGCTGCGATAATTTTGTTTCGGGATTTGCTTGTTATTGTGTAGGAAATAATCGCCCTGGGATTTTAAAAAGATTTTGTCCATAGTATTTAAGTTAATAACTATGGCTAAAATTCCCAATAAAGAAGGCAGAAGACGCTTCGCTATGGTGGCAGGAGGCGTGATAAGAGAATTGAAAGGTGGGAAACTTAGATTTAAGTAACTTACGTTAAAATCAAACCTCCTGCCCTCTGCCTTCTGCCTTCTTTGTTGCTAACCTAAATTTTGCCGAAAGTTATCTATACTCAACTTCTCTGCTATTCTATGGATAGCCCAATTCTCTTTAATGAGTTCTTCAAGCATATCGTTGTAGGTATTCTCAAACGAATCCTTGTCATCTTCATCAAAAACGAGAGCCTTCTGAATGGTCTTAAGATACGCATCGTTTTTCAAGCAACGAGTCATAATCTCCCTGGGGAAGTCAGACATTACTCTTCCCCCCAGTTACGCACTAGGATTGACACGATAGACTTAAACCAACGGAGTTGGGCTTTAGTACTTTTGCCTTCTCCATCTACAAATGCCGTCATTTGTAGCTGAGAATAAGCTTTTCCTTTTTCTGTCGCTTGATAATAGTCGTGTACTTCTTTTCCTTTGCTGTTAGTGCGAGTAATTGATTGTTGATAGCCAAGATGTAGCAGTTTACGATTAACCGCCTTTGCTGAAATACTCTCAACTCCCAATTCTAGAGCCAACTCACGACCGATATCAGTTGGAGTCATCGGCATTTCAAAGATCGGATTATTTGCTGCTATAGCATCCTTTTGAGGCTTAAGCAGTGGTTTACTTTCTGGATACATCTCCATCAAGCTTTCTAGTTTTAGTTGTTCTACTATGTCGCTGTCTACTCCAGCGTTTAGGGCTGATTTTGCGCCAATATCGGCTAACAAAAGCATATCTTCCATAGATAAATTAGATTTTTGTTCTTGCTTCCATCCCAATTCTTCTTGTATCCAACTGCGAATACCTATAGCCTGAAAACAAAGACATACTTTTTTAGCTTGTTCAGTTGTGCTTCTGGCGTACATCGCGTAATGGTTAATAATTGCAGCAACTACTACATCAGGGATTTTGGTTGACACAGTGTAATCTTGACCAGCAAAAGGTTGTAGCGATTCTGAAAGAGATTTGCTTGACATGATTCTTTCTAAAAGCTGGTTAATTGCTTGTCTACTGACCTCGCATAATCTAGCTATAGCAGATTGAGAAGCGTAAGCTTTTCCAGAATCATCAACAGAAAACTCTTGCCGAATATCTTCGGGTAAATGAAAAATTTGTGTCATGATTATTAAGTCAATGAAAATTGACTGGATATTTTTGTCCCAAAAGCGATCGCAATCTTTCCACGGAGGGCGGTCGCTTTTGTTTTGCCATCCTATCACTTCAAAATGAAAAAATCAAATTGATTTGAACTAAAAAAATGAATACATAAACTAGAAAGAAGCTTTTTAAGTAAACTATGATTATATAATCAAATTAAATTGACAAAATAAAAATCAATTAAACAAAGTTACTAGCAGAATGTCTACCGAGATTAAGCAAAAAAAATTGTTGTTCCCTGAGTGGCTTAGGCTGCGTCGTGGAATAGTTAACTTAAATCAATCTGATATAGCAAAAGCACTAGGGGTAACGACTCAAGCAGTAAGCACTTGGGAAAAAGGTAAAGCCCAACCTTCGTTAACCCCCTATCAAACTCAACAGCTTTGCTTAATATTAGGAGTTACATTTGATGAGTTAGTTAAAGGGTTTAACGAAGAAACTGAAATTTATATTAAATAAGCTAATAACCTTTTTTTTGATCAAAAACTTGAAAACTAGGTATTACCAGAAGGGTTTTCAATCACTATCTTTCTTTAATTATTTATGACCAACCCCATAATTCAAACAGACATAGCGGATATCCTTAAAGAACTAAAATCAGACCAGAAAGCAATGATCGTAGAAATGCGCTCTGGTCAAAAAGAGATACTAAAAGAAATATCGGAAATTCAAATAAGCCTAGAATCAATTAAAGGTGACATTAAAGCTTTAGACGCAAAAGTAGACCAATTAGATAAGCGTGTTGGCAACCAGGAGTTTTTAAATCGTGGAATATTTATTGGGTTACTACTAGCTTTGTTAGGAGGGATCGTAAACATTTTTGGCTGGATACCAAAACAGTAAACAGTAATACACTCACTTTGTTCGTTCAGTAAACAGTAATCAGTAGAAAGGATTTACTGATTACTGTTTACTGTTGACTGATTACTGTCTAAGCTAATCCCATATTGCGCCAAAATCTCGCGCTCTCTTGCCATAATTTTAATATTTTCCTCGAAATCCCCTCCTTGTTTGGCTATTTCCTCAGTTAAAGTAGTTAGCCCTGCTTTGATTGCTGTAATAGTGGCATTAATTTCCTTCTGCGGGTCAACCCACGACCACCCCCTAGGAGTCCAGCGAATATCATGATATCTTTGAGGGCGCAATTCGTAGTCGGGAAAAGGTAACGCGCTACTCATCACAGCAGCTTCCAACCAATCGTGATAAACCACACGGCAAAACTTAGAAATTATAGCTACCTGCAGGACCCTAAAGCGATCGCGTGATTGCAATAAACTGAGGCGCGAACTACTATAATTCGTCTTACTGTAATCATTACTAACAGATTCATAACTACTGCCAATTCCTGCACCAGTTGCCCTAAGTTGGCACTCAATAAACCCCGTCACATTCGGATTAGGACGCTTAGGATCGAAGGCTGATAAGGTTTCTCCACTAGCCAAATAGCGTATAACTCCTGGAGCAAGTTTTGCATCTGGGGGTAATTCCTCATTGCTTCCATCTAAAGAAGGTTCATCTAATAAATCCGCATCAGGAGTAGTAACAAACGCCATAATACAAGCTGCTGCTTTTGCTGCAATCTGTTCGTGTTCTTCGTAGTCTCCAATATTTTTGAGCCTTAATAAAGTAGAAGCCAGGATTGGAATTCCTCTTAATTGTCCTGGTCGTTCCCGAAAATATAGATGGATGATTTCACTTGCTGGAATTCTTTTGAGTTGGCGCGATGCAGTTTTAGCACTCATCCAATTATCCCCAGGATGATCTTCATAAAACCAATAAGCAACAGGTCTACGCCACTTATTAATTTCAACCCCCAGAATGATTTGATTACCGTTATAACTACAGTTATGCTCATCAGCACACTGATCCGCTTCAATAATTTCTAAGCTAAAAGGAATAGGAGAACCACTAAAAGAGTTCGGCACTTTTCTAATAAAAACTTCCCCCACTTCCAACCAGGAGCGAAGAGCTAATTGCTGTATCTCTGCAAAATTAAGTTCCCCTGCTGTATGGCAATGTTCGGGATTATTAGCCCAATGCTCCCAAACGGATTCTATTTGATTATTAATTCCTTCATCAGTTTTAGTTTTATTCTTAAGTTGCTTAATCTGTGCCTGAAACCCAATCCCAGTGAAGATCACGTTATCAACCAGCTTAATAATTGCCCCACGAGCATAATCATTATTACGACATAAATCACGAGAGCGATCGCGTAACCTAGATAAACTTCCCCATATTTCCGCATTGGCAGAAGCATTAGACGTAAACCAATTACTATAATTTCGCCCCCCCCTTGCCCCATCGTACCTTCTTTGTTTTGAGGGACGATGGTTAACTGAATGTCTTGGGGGAGAAGTCCAAATAGATTTTAAAAAGCTAAAAAAGCCCATATCTTAACTACTAATATATCAGTAGTTAAGATTCCCCAACCCGCTACTTTGACCTACTTCCCTGAATAAATTACGGGGACTTTACGGTCTACGAAGGTAATATTTCTTGAACCGCTTCTATAGTCATTCCTTCCTCGCTAATTGCTCTGGCGATATCTATTTTCTTTCTCCCAGTTGGCTTAATATCCATTGCTTCAGCTATGCGTTTTAGTTGAGCAAAAGAAAATTTCTTGTCTAGTTCTTCAGGAGTTAAAGCAATACTGTCTTCTTCCAAAATAATATCTACAACTGGAACAGGGTCATCATTATCACTAATCTCATTTTTCTCATTTTTACCGCTTTCATCCAAATACTCAATATTCAAAGCAAAAATACTATCAACAGCATCTTTAAAGCTAGCGAGTTCATTTTTATCAACTGCTCTAACCATCTTCACTGCTGTATTTAACTGTTGGAGCGCGGATTCAGCAGCAGCTTCAGCACTTTGCAGATGTTGAGCAAAATTTTCTAACTGTTTTTTCTTTTCGCGTAACTGTTCCAAGCGTTGCTCTAACTCGTTAATTTCGTCACTTAAATTTACTAAATTGTCGTTAACAGATTGCAATTTTTTAGCGAATAACATAATTAATTTATCCTTTGAAGTGAAGTGAAAGAGAGCATTATCGTTGCGTTTTGCTCATGTAAATAATATACTATGGTTAACAAAACTTTGTCAACCATAAAATGAAAAAAAGATTAGCCAGATATCAAAAACACATTATTACCCAAGAAAAACAGGCAATAGAAAAACTCAAACAAAAAAGCGATCGCGAATTATCCGTTGTTGCGATCGCTTTGGTGAGTTGTAATAATTGCTCTCATGATAGAAGAACTTATTATGAATGTCTAAAAAATCAAGGATTAACTTACCAGCAAATAGCAATCCTAGAAGGAATTAGCCGACAGATGGTTTTTAAAGTTCTCAACCCTCTCCCTAGTTGAGAACTTGTAATAACAAAACTCGCAAACTCGCCTTCTATAAGTAGAACCATCTTGACGGGCGCGGGTTTCTAAGACTTTTACCTGCAATTCATGACAGCGCGGACATTTTAGCCCGCTTTTCTTTTCAGTAATCATGCATTATCCTCACTCCCACATTCCGCCCGCCGATAGCTCTTGGTCGCTTCATCTTAGCGATACGATTTTTTAAATATTTCTGACGCTCATATAACTGATTTAAATCCGCATAGCGCACCCTGCGAGTGCCGATATAGTATTCTTGCACCCCATTGCTCAATTGAGCGATCGCTTTTTCCAGTTCAGCTAACTCTTTCTCTTCACTGCTCCTAGTATCAAGAGAGGTCAATAATTCAAAACTAGGCTCAACCTCTAAGGGAGTAACGCCTAAAGTCTGCTTGCCAAACCCAGAAGAAAACAGAACCAGTTGAGCGTGATAAATTCCTGGAGCTAAAACACTGGCGGTTGATTCAATAATCTCAAAATGCCATTGGGTTTTATCCTCAACATCGGGAACTCCCGTTAAATCTAAAGCAAACTGACCACGAACAAAAAAAGTAAGCAAGTCGATCGCATTATCTGAATCCGCTACCGTTTCAGACCAAGTAACGCGATCGCCTTGAGTTATTCTTGTGGGAATAGCTAATTTACAACTAAGCACAAATTAAAATTTACATATCTCTCAAAAGTTATTTTGCCCAATTAATTCTTTGAATGCCAACCAGATAAGCAGCAGCCAGCGCGTAAATAGTCGTATCTAAAGCTTCATTCCGCACCCCCGCTATTTTCTGCCAAGTGGTTATTGGTCTTCCTGCTTTATGTTCTGTTACTTGGGTTTCACTGCAAAACTCTTCAAACCACTTACTATAAATATTGCTAGGGAAATTGAGATATTTAGCCCCTGGGGTTTCTATTTGGACTCTTGAATATAGAGTTTCTTTCGCCAAATCCACCCCTATTTTATATAGCTGAATGCCTCGCTTTATTTTTTGCCCCTTATAATTAACCTCCTGGATTGTGGGAGAACTAACTAAAGGTTTGTCTACACCGCTAACCCCTTTAATAGCAAACCAATGTAGGTACTTAAACTTGCGGACTTGATGGTAAACTTCTTGAGTTAAATAACCAGAGTCAATACAGGTCGCTCTTACTCGCTTATTGCCATACTCATTTGAACAAACATTAACCAACTGTTCCCATACTTCATTACTCAAAGGATCGCCTAATATCTTTTGGTAATCAATCAACCAAGCTTGTTCCCCTGACCCCCATCCCCAAACAGAAACCTCAAGGCGATCGCTTTGAACATCCACTCCAGCAGTAAGGATTGCCACCCCATCAGGAACAATCCCCAACCCATAACCAGACAATATTGCGCGATCGCGTAATTTTTCCCAGTTTAATTTTTCGCCTATGGTATGCTCAAAAGGAAGCCCTAACGTGGCATTCCAAAAAACCTGAAGCTGTTGAGGATCGTTTCTTGCAGCTTCATAACTAAAAGCAATATCCTTCCAACTAACCCAGGGGGAATAAAAGCGCGACAATTGAAACCCAATATGACCAGGAGTTTTAGGCGTTGCCGTTGCTCTCCACTCTAATTGAGCTAACATCTTGGTTTTGTGTTTTTCGGTAATAAGACCATCACAGTTAGGACAAATAAAATAAACTTCATTCCCTGGATCGGCTGATTCTGTGCCTTTGCCCAAATATTCAAATTTATCCCAAGACAAATGAAACATATCCCCGCAATAAGGACAAGGGACAAAAGGGATTCTTTTATCTGACTTTTCATACTCGCTTTCAATTCTGCTATTATTTTTGAGGCTGGGAGTTGAAACTAAGAATACTTTGGAATTCCAAAAAGTACTCGTCCTTTCGATCGCTAATTGTACGGGATCGCCCTCTTTACCAGCCGAAGGAGGGTATTTATCAATTTCATCCCCAAAGTAAGCGCGGATGCTCATAGAAGCAAGCGAACTAGGGCTATTTGCCCCCGCTAATCTTAAAAATCCCCCAGCAAACATTTTCATTAAAATAGTGCTGGAACTATTACGAGATTTCTGCACCACCTTCTTACTTACAGGTTTAATATTCGCGATCGCACTTGCCAACTTTTCCTTACTAAAAATTTCTGCCATCTCCGCAGTAGGTTGGGTCATCAACATCGAGCAAGGATCGAGATCGATAAAATAACAAATAATTGCCAGCAAAATAATAGTTTTACCCACTTGAGCAGCACACATCAAACTAACCTGCTTTACCCCAGGCTCATTGATCGCGTCCATAATCGCAGCTTGATAAGGCGCGCGCGACGGATGCCACTTTCCAGGTTCTGCTGAAGTCTCAGGAAGCTCGTAATTATTCGCGCTCCATTGAGAAACAGATAACTTTTGTGGCGGTAAAAATTCCAATGAAGCTTGATTTAACAGTAACTTTACATCCATGTTTCAAGCATAGGATTTTCTGTAAAGTTATGTTATGACACAAATCACATAACCATCACATAAGCTTGATAAAGTGTTGCTGCATTGCTTCAGCATCAACAATTTTTATTTCACTGAAACAGGCGCATTTAGCGTAACTAATCCAGCCTTTTTTTTTCAGTAAAGTTAAATTTCTTGAAAAGGTTTCCCTTCGTAAATTAATTAATTTGGCAATAATATAACTAGGTAAAAGGTTACTTTTAAAATATTGCTCTCTATACAAAAGAGATAAAATAGTTTTTCCCAAAGCTGAATTACAAGATTTAATTTGACTAATAACGCTTAATCTTTCTATCCCTTTAAAATAATAGTAATTATTATTTTCAATTTCTGCCTCGTTGGGGCAAAACAAAGCAACTCTAGTATCAATTAGCCCTATTTCTCCTTCTACTACTAAATCAATTAAACTCTCAAAATCTTGATTGCTAACTAATACCACAAACCCCCTAGCAACTTTAAATGTCCTAGGGGCTTCGACTTCCAAATAGCTATTTTTATTTAATTTTTTAGTTTTCAACAACTAATTCTTTTAAAGCCTCTTCTACCACTTCTGTAATTCTTCCTTGTATTGCTTCAGGATTGTCCATTCCCGATAATTCCAACGCCAAGCGGGAAGGAATCGCTAAAAATTTAGATTTACAAGCAGCGATCGCGTTCTTCCAAATTTCTATTACTTCTGATGCCTCTACTAATTTCCCTTCCAACTGATCGGCTTCTAAATTCCTAATTCTCGCGATCGCTTTTTGGGTTTCCACTTCTGCCAGCAATTTTTGATATTTTAGTTCAGCTTGAGGATTATTTTTAATTTCCTCTAATTCTCGCTCTAATTCGCCAATCCTATACTTAATCGCGCTCTTTAACCCGTATTTGCCTCCTTCCGACTCAATTTTCCCCTGTGCTTTCCAGTTCTCAATCGTCCTGTAATGTACCCCAGCCCAACTTGCAACCTCAGCAGCACTTAAAAAATGTTCTTCCAT